AACTCCCACAAGTCCTTACCGTTTACGATTCCGTCAGGTCTGTACTCTCTTGCTTCATATAAACAACTGACTAACTCTTTCGACTTGCCACCTGTCAACATATCAGACGGGTCCTTAAGTGGTAGCTCTGCGATGTGTGCTTTGCCGGGTGTCAGGAGTGCTGCACATTCAGCTGCTCCCTTCCGTCCGACATCATCCATATCAAAACAGAACACCACCTTCTCAAACCGTTCCAACCAGTCGATAGCTTGTGCCACGTGTTTCTTTGCAGCACTTGCTCCGTTAGGTACGCTGACCACGGGCCATCTGTTATCCATAGCCTGTGACGCACTCAACGCATCAATCTCTCCTTCGACTACAACAACACGACGGCCTCCCTCTTTCCACAGGTGTTGACCGTATAGTCCGATCAACTCACCACGAACACTGAAGTTCTTGTTGGCGTATCGTATCTTCTGAGCGACGGGTTTGCCGTCTCGTGTCTTATAGTTAGCTATCTGTACATCTTCACCATTCAAACGACCAACCCAGTAGCCCCACTTCCGACACGTTTCCTGTGTCAGATTACGTCGTGATATTGCTTTAGGTTCGCCAGTAAGAAACTCTCTCGGTGCTGGTTCACTCATTGCTTTTCCTCGTCCTCCACTATAACTGTTGCAACTGAAACAATAGGTGCTTCCGTCATCGTTGGTGGAGAGAGCGTCACTACTCCCACACTTTGAGCATGGTTCATGCGTTTTTGTGAAAGCCATGACTTCGGTATAACTTTATCTGCATATTTAATTCCCTTCTTTTCGCACCACATCGCATACGTTGTCTTGGACTTCTTGTTAATCTTGTTACTCGCTCGTTGAAACACCATGCGTATATCTAAGTGCGGGTGTTGCTTGCGTACTAACAAGTGTTTTGTCCTGTCCTCCACCGTCCATACTCCCTTGGCTTCTATGATGATGCCGTTAGGAAGTATGAAGTCGGGAGTGTATGTGCTAACCTTCTGATATTCAATAGTTAACGTCTCGTACTTGAACTCAACGCCACTACGTTTCAGTTGGTGTGCTAATTTAGATTCAAATCCGGAACGATAACGGTTATTAGAAGTTCGCTGTGACTTCGGTTTCGTCCGTTTCTTCCGCATCGAATGTTGTGTCTAGGTTTTCACCGCCATTAACGTATCCTTCTTCTTCAGTAGTAAATCCGAAAGCATCAGCTGCCACGCCACTTACTCCACCGTTCTGTAGTTCTATTACTTGAACAGCTTGCAGATCAAAGGATACACCAAACCCTTGACTTGGTACATACCAAAACCTTGGACGAAATGCCATGTTTACTTTACTACCGCCCCATACTTTAACATCTTCAGGTAACGGTTGACCTTTGGAATCAAACAGAGCAATCGATAGAGTATAAACACTACCGTCCTTGCGTCTGCCTCCAGCTTTCAACTTAGACTTAACAACAAACGCACCGTCCTCTTCTTTGATCGGAAACTCTTTCTGTTCAATCTTCTTACCAGCGTTCTGTTCTTGCACAGTCTTCAACTCCTCTTCGTACAACGGACGTATCGTGTTCTTTAACAGATCAGCTTGGTCTTTATCTATAACTAGGTCACAACTGTACGTACCAAACTCCTGCTCAAACCGTTTGTTCGGCTCGTTGAGGTGGCAGTATTTAGCTGTACCTTTTACTTTTATTACATCGTGTTTCTTTCTTGCTTGTATACTCATTGTTTATTTATCGGTGTTATGACAGCAGATACATGGCTCGATCTATTGCGGTAACATCTAGGTCACCAAGTTCAGGCAGTTCGGGCAGTTTAGCTGTCGGGTGTTGATTCAATAACTCACATCTGAACTCGGCTAGTAAGTCAATTGAAAAGAAATTTTTGTATGTTTTTCGTACGTCTTGGTGTACCTTTCGGGCGTTGGCTGCGTGGCATATAAAGCAATCGTGAACAAAGCCCATTGCGTACGGCATATCGTACGCTAATCGATGTACAACAGCTGCGTCTATCCCGTGTATAAAGTTAGCAGTGACACTACGTCGTTGTGCTTTCGGATCGATCTCATCTGTTTCTAAATCAAAGTCTAACCACGTAGTAATACTTCCTGTGATAGTTCTTACTTTTGATCTCTTACTCTTAGTCAACCCTTGAATGATCTTAAAGCCTGACGGTGTCGTCCATTCAAACACACGGTTACCTATTGCATTGGCACAACCACGTAAGAACTGTTGGATACGGACAACACTCTCCAGTTGCTCTCGTGCTACCGTATTAAATTGCTCAGTCAAATAGTTGATCGCGTCTATGTCCTCACCCACTTGAAACGGATGGTTATCTCCGATGATAGCAAGAAACCTAGACATGACTTGATAGAACGATTGACCGTACGGTTTGTTCATCACTGCTGCCTTTGCCATAGCTCGTGTGACTCCGTACTTGAACCATTCAGATGCTATATAACTATCCTTTGACTGCTCTTTCAACCGTTCGTACACAAGGTCAGCTATGTACTGGTACATATCACCCGGTGGTTGGTCAGGTACTAGGTTACAGTGCTTCGCGTGACGTGTATCCCGTAATAACAAATGTAAAATCTGCATACCGTTGTTGCTACAGTCCATACGCACCGGAAAGTGAGACACGTAACCGTAGCCTTCTTTCGTAAACTGTTGATACTCAAGACAAAACGCAAGAAAACCAAACGGTTCACTCGCTTCCATCCACCAGTCGTTCGTCATCGGATCAGCTGCACACTCTAGTATGTCGTTCTTATGTGATCCTACCCACGCTACTCGTTCCATCAACGAACCCTTTATACCCCAAGCGTTAGCTCCGTGAACCAGTAGTCGTTCAGCGTCCTCTTCATCCGTAACTTGTTGACCATCAGCGAATTGCAACAAAGCTCTAGCTAGATCAGAACCTTGTGGGTGCAGGTAAGCTGGCATATAATAAACACGACCACGATAATCGATACGAGCAGGAAAGTATACCTCATCCCACTCGCTGTACTTCTTGGCTAGGTGCATGACCTTGGCGTGTTGTAGCCTTTTGCTACGGTTAGACTCGTTCATGCGACGAATCTTGTCTTGTTTAAACTTCCATTGTCTCAGTTCTTCAGGTCGTTCGTGGCCGTTCTCAAGGTACGGTTGCATCGGTACTTCATGAAAGTCGAACACTCGTTCCAACTCCCAACACTTCTGAGCCACGTCCAGTATCTGCTTGTTGATCTGCCACGGTACTCGTTGCACGTTGTTGCAAGCAGTATAAATAGTATTGATAGAAAAGAAATCGTAGTTTGCTTTGCTTGGTCGGTTCATTACAAACGGATCGTTGAACGTCTCGTACCCACCGTTGTAATAATCTACCCAGTCTCTCGGTTTTGTCGGCAACGCCATACGCATCGGATCAAGCATCTCTTTCCACTTGTCGTATCGCCTTACCCAGTCAGTAAAGTCAGGAGTCAGCACCACGTCTTTGCGTTGTCTCTTTCCAAACCGTTCAATACGAAAGTCAACGATGCCTGTGTGTGTTTTGATTTCATTTAACAGCCACGAACCTAACGCTAACTTGTGCCGTCGTTCCCAACACGTAAATCGTCTGTTATTCTTTTCAACCGTGTAAAACCGTTGCATCTTAGACCGTTTACTCTTCGTGCCTTTGATCCCCCACATCTTATTCTTAGGTACGGTCTGTTCAGCAACACGTTGTCGTGCTATTTCTTCAAACGCACCACCGATCTCCCTTGCCAACGCGGTAAAGAATCGGTCGGGTGCGTACATACGGTCAAGTAAAACCTTTAACCCTATGTGTGCCACCATCTGCGGATGAAAGTCTGCGATATAGCAAAGCCATAACGGCATCGATGGACTGTCGTCTCCGGCGAATCGGTTAAAGAAGTCTTCAATCGGTTGTGCTAGTTGCGGTGCAAGCTTGCCAAGGATACGCTTACTGCTGTCCATCTCAGAACCACGATCACTTTCTTTATAGAACTGTTGGAACTGGCGGTAGGTCGCTCGTCCCCATCGTTTCATCTCGAACTCAATTGCCTTCGACATCGTCCTTACTTCGTTTAATGTAATCGTAGGAATATTTTGGACGGACACGAGGTCGATCACTTCGAACAACCTTCAGGTTCTCATCGTAACACAACTCATTCTGAGACCAAAAGTAGTCAAGTCCGTTCGCCACTTGTTTAGCTAACGACTCGTCTATTTCTATGTCTTCGATCTCGTGTCCGTCCGTTTCCATCAGTCTAGTGTTTGCTCGTACTGAGATATTACCCATTCATCGTACAAATCTTTTAGTTCCTGTCGCTCTTCCTCGGTTAATCCGTCATCGTCCTCGTAGTCAAGGAACTCGGTTAGCCAGCTATCGTAGTCCATTATTATGGTAGTAAGATTTTAGGTAGCTCTGTAACATTAGGTATCTTGATCCTTCTCATCGTCTTACCTTTAACCCATTTATTCCAAGTCATAATTCCACCGTGTACCATTTGCTGGTGAGTTAGCCTGTCAA